TCTAAACAAAGGTGAGACAGATGTTACAAAATCAGACTAATCTGCCATTACCTTTAGCAGTATGGTTAGCTACTGATGAATATCAGTATGCTAAATACGCAAATGAAATCAGTACTACTACCTTACTGAAATCCCTTCGTTATATTATTGGTTCAAGAAGAGCTATGTATCCGGATGAATTTCCAGAACATCTCAGACCTGAACCAACAACAGAAATTGTTATTCCAGATATCCAAGAGAGAATTGCTTCTCGAATGGGTACAGCAATGCATAGTTCTTTAGAATACGCTTGGACAAACAATTATGTTGAAGCGATGAAGGAACTCGGTATCCATCAAAATACGATTGATAAAGTTGTTATTAACCCAGAAACAGTAGAACCAGACCAAATTCCTGTATACTTAGAACAACGTGGTTACAGAGAACTAGAAGGATTTACTGTATCAGGTCAATTCGACATTATCGTAGATGGAGAATTACATGACCTTAAGACCACCAGTACCTACTCATGGACAAGTGGCTGCAATGATGAAAAGTACATCATGCAAGGTAGTATTTATCGTTGGCTTAATCCAGAACTTATTACAAAAGATACTATTACTATTAATTTTATCTTTACTGATTGGCGTAAGTTGGATTCGATGACTAATCCAAATTATCCACCAGCAAAATGCTTTTATAAGCAATATAAGTTATGGTCTTTAGCCGATACTGAAGCTTGGCTCAGAAACAAACTCAAACAACTGAATAAATACTGGCACATGCCTTTAGAGCAAATTCCTTGTTGTTCGGAGAAAGAATTATTCTCTAAACCAAGTACATTCAAGTACTTTAAAACAGGATATACAGAAGGTAAGCGTGCTACTAAAAACTTTGATACAATGAACGAAGCTCTAGCATTTAGAGCCAAGAACGGATATCAAGGTGATGTTATTGAGTTTAAACCTGACCCATTTATGTGTCCGTACTGTAACCCAAATGAAGTTGCTCAAATGATGGCTACTTCTCATACCAAAAGCTTGGGGATTGCTTAAATCCCCATCTACCTTTCAACAGAGGAAATTATGGATTATTCAAGTTTTACATATAATCCTTTAGTAGAAAGCATTGTAGAAATCCTTAGAACCAAGACTCAGAATAGTAATCCTACATTCTTCCGATTGCAGGCTAATTACTTTCTCTCTTTAGTTCCTTCAATGCTTGATATTAAAGTAGATACTCCCATTACTGGTGAAGTACCTATTAATATGTTTGCAGTATCAGTCGCAAATTCCGGAAGTGGCAAAGGTTTTTCTACTAATCTATTAGAAGAACAAATTCTAGGTGAATTCCGTGAACATTTTATGTATGAGGTATTCCCTAAATTTGCTCAAAGTAGATTAGATTTAGAAGCTATTAAACGTGCCCAATATTTAGGAATCTCTCAGACAGAAGCTGAAGAGAAACTCAATAAAGAGTTTAAATCCTATGGTGCATTTAAATTTTCATTTAGTGAAGCTACTACACCGGCTATTAAACAGTTTAGAAATAAACTTATTCTGGCTAAAGCTGGTTGTGTAAATCTACTCATTGATGAAATTGGCTTTAACTTAGATAAAAACTATGAGCCATTGATTGCATTCTTAGAGCTATATGATAAAGGTCTTATTAAAGACAAGCTTACTAAGAATACGGAAACTTCTACACGTTACCAAGAACTTGTAGGAAAAACTCCAACAAACTTATTAATGTTTGGTACTCCATCCAAATTATTAGATGGCGGTGCAGTCGAAGAGAAATTCTTTGAATTACTGGAAGCAGGATACGCTAGACGTAGCTTCTTTGCATCATCTACTAAATCTAGTACGATTACTGAATTTACACCTGAAGAATTATATCAACGCTTAACAGCAGTAAACCAAGATGCAGAAATCAAACGTATTTCTGGTCAACTGGTACGCTTATGTCAAGCTGGTTTAATTGGTTCAGTAGTAACCGTACCAGAGAATGTCGCAATCGAATTGTTACGTTACCGTATTGATTGTGAGAATCGTGCTCAGGATATTCCTGAACATAAAGATGTTTATAGAGCTGAATTGGCACATAGATACTTTAAAGCTCTTAAACTTGCAGCAGCCTATACTTTCCTTCGTGGAAGTTTAGATATGTCTATTGATGATTTACATCAAGCTATTCGCTTTGCAGAAGACAGTGGTGAATCACTTCGTCAAATGTTAGAGCGTGAAAAACCATATGAGCGTCTTGCTAAGTTTATTGGTTCATTGGATGGTAAAGAGGTTACTCAAGTAGATTTAACTACTAACTTACCATTTTATAAAGGCTCTGTTTCAGCCAAGAATGAACTGATGAACATGGCTATTGCTTATGGCTATAAGAATAATATTCTTATTAAAAAGACATTCAGGGATAGTGTAGAACTATTTACAGGTGAAAGCTTAAAAGAAACAGACCTATCCCGAATCATTTGTGCTTATTCAGATGATTATGCAGAAGGATATGAAAATGTTGAAATTGATTGGGAAAACGATTTCGATACTTTACTTCCTGAAGGCGGTTTTAACTGGACGAACCATCACACTAAAAATGGTCACCGTTCAGAAAAAGATATGGAAGAAGGTTTTAACTGCGTAGTTCTTGATGTAGATGGAGGTATCAGCCTTCAAGCAGTACAAAATCTATTAAGTGATTATGAATATATTATTCATACTACTAAACGTCATCAAGTCCCAGATGAAAATGGTGAAACCAAAGATAGATTTCGTATTATTTTACCGACTAACTATGTACTTAAACTAGATGCAGAAGAGTTTAAACAATTCATGGAAAACGTTGCTCAATGGTGTCCATTTGAACTAGATGAAGGTACATTCCAACGTAGTCGTAAATGGGCTTGTACAACTGGTACTACTATTTATAAAAACTCTGGTCAGCTATTTGATGTATTACCATTTATTCCTAGAACCAGTCGAGAATCGGAATACCGTAAAGCTCAGGTATCTCTGCAAAACTTAACTGCTCTAGAGAGATGGTTCGCTTCTAGAATGCAAGATGGTTCACGTAATAATACCTTTGCTAAATATGGCTTTATGCTATTAGACAATGGCTTTACACCAGATGAAATTCTAGAGAAGTTATATCAATTAAATGATAAAATAGACAACCCATTGGATGAATCTGAGATTCAATCAACGGTGTTTACTTCAATCAAAAATAGATACAAGGAAATTTAATGTCTGCATATCACATCTTAATCGCAGGCTTAACCGCAACTGGTAAAACTACCAGTTTGCGGAATCTAGCCTTAAATCACCCTAATCCTAAATCTGTAGCTTACATTTGTTGTGAAGCTGGTAAAACCCCTATTTGGGCTAAACGTTTTACTACTACAACAGATGCTATTACTCATCCAGACCAAGTAGTAGAATTCTTTGCTGCAGTAGAAGAAATGCCAAACATCGAATATTGTGTACTTGATGGCTTTAACTTCTTGATGAAGATGTTCGTCTCTGAAGTTATTGACAATATGTCAAACACACAAGTCGGATGGGGAGATTATGCTAAGTTTATCCAGCGATTCATGCAACAAACAGTAGGTAACTCCACCAAAAAATGGATTATTCTTGCTCATAACGAAGAAGAAACTGTTATGACAGGTCCTAATACAGGTATGAAACAGTATCGTGTCCCATTGCAAGGCTCAGAAGCTAAGCATGGATATGAAGCATGGTTTAACCATGTTATCTATACGACTAAAATCCCTACTGCTCTAGCTCAAAAATTATTAGATGAAGGTGAATTTGTTAATCCAGAACAGTTCACTATCAGTCCACAAGAACGTAAAGCAAAATATGCTTTCGTTACTCAACAAACCGATGACTTCGCATTAGGCAGAATTCGTTCAGATTTCGGTACATGGGATTTGAACCAAACCTACATTGATAATGATATCCAATTGGTGATGAACCATTTCGATAAACTTATTGATGCACAAAACTAAAACTACGTTAATTATTAAGGAAAAAACATGTTTAATAACTTAAAAACAAATCAAGCAGCAATGGAAGAAAAGTCTGACCGTATTGGCGGAGGTTATCAACCACTTCCATCAGGTATTTATCAAGCTGAAATTGCTTATGCTTACGGTACTACTTCTAAGAATGGTGCAATGGGCTTAGTCGTTAAATTTAACATCTTACAAGATGGTAAAGACCCATATCCATACACAACTACATTCTGGTTGTCAGATAAAAAAGGTAATACCTTCTACTTAGACAAAGATGGTAATCCACATAACTTAGCTGGCTTCAACCAAGCTAACCACTTATGTGCATTAGTAGCAGGTAAAAGTGTATTAGAAATTCCTATGGAAACTCGTGTATTACAACTTTACAACTACGATGCTAAGAAAGAAGTTCCAACTGAAGTAAATGCAGCAGTTGCATTATTCGGTCAAACAGTAGCTCTTGCTATCAAACATATTCGTGAAAACAAACGTGAAAAATCTCCATCTACCGGTGAATACGAACCAGTAAATGAAGAACGTTTCACTAACGATATTGATAAAATCTTCGGTATCTCAGATGCAGGTGAAGCTTATACTTTTGATGAAGCTGCAAACGAAATTCCATTTGAATTTGCTGAAAAATGGTTAGCACGTTGGAAAGATAAAACTGATGATAAATTCAAAGAAGTAAAAGGTGCTTCTGCAAAAGCTGGTACTACCCGTAAATTAGGTATTGGTTGATGTACACTTTAATATCGCCCCTTAGAACCAAAGAAATGATACTGAATTTGAACCAGTATAGAAACGCTCATTATCATAAGCTAAGTGATAGCAAGATTTCATATAAAGCTATTATGAAGGAACAGATTGAGCAACTTCCTGTATTCAATAAAGTAAGTATTACTTATACTGTATTCTTTGGTTCATTAAGAAAAACTGATATATCAAATGTATGTTGTGTTATAGATAAATACTTTTGTGATGCATTAGTAGAGTTAGGTAAATTACCTGATGATAACTACATTTACATTAAAGAAGTTATATACAGATATGGCGGTGTAGACAAAGACAATCCTAGAGTAGAAATTACTCTTAAATAAAATAAGCCCCTTAGAAGCGATTCTAGGGGGTTTTACTTTTAACCCAACTAAGGACATATATTATGGAAAAAATAGCTTTAGAAACGCAAATAGGTGGCAATCATTACAAAAAGTTTGAATACCAGCCTATCGAATTTTTTATGGATAACCATTTTAATGCTGCATTAATTTATGCAATGAAGTATATAAGTCGTTATCCAAACAAAAACCCAGATGATTTAGATAAAGCTTTGCACTGCATTGACTTATTTGCTGAATGGGCAACTAAAAAACTTAAATATAATGAAGCTTATCTAGTAATTATTCCATCTTTTAATGAAATTTACCGTTTCACTAAACAGTTTGACCCAGTAATTTCAAATGCATTGCTTGCTATTGTAGCATGCAACTCTGACTACTTTAAATCATCATCAATAGAAGGTAGTAGATTTAAAAATCAAGCTCCTGATTTTAAACAACTACAATCTAATGTAGCTAATGCAAAAACAGCAATTGAACAAGTGAGACAAATACTATGAAATTAGAATTTAAAGAGCACGAACTTGAACGTGCTATTGAAGTATATCTTCAAAGCTTAATGAATAAAGTCATTAAGGTAAACGGATTTGATTTATCCGGTATGCGTAGTAAAGAAGGTTTATCTGCATTAATCGACATTGAAATCGAAGGTGAAACAGATGCTCGTGAACCTAAAGTAGATAGCCCTAACGTTAAACCTACAAATACTGCATGGCGTGAAGAAGTACAAGAAGAATCAAGAGTAAAACATGAAGAACTTTCTGGTCAAGATTTAGAAGATTGGAAGAAATTCTTAGAATTACTCACTGATAATGCTCAGTATAAAAATTATGATGCATTATTAGACTTAGTAGACTCAATGTCTGATTCTTTACAACAACGTGCATCATCACATCCATTATATGTAGAAATGTTAGAAAATACAGACAAAGCTATTCAGTCTATTGCTGTAAATCAGTTATCTGAACCAGTACAAGAAGATACTGAAGAGCCTACAGAAGAACCTATTCCTGAACTAGAAGTAGAACATGCAGAAGCTATTCAAGCTGAAAATGAAGCTGCTAAAGTACAGGAAGAACCTAAAGAGCAACCTAAAAACTTCTTTGGTGCTCAATTAGGTGTAAAACCTTCTAACGTTGCGAATGTAAATCATACAGTTGCACCTACTCGTAAACTCTTTCCGGCTAAATAATGTGTAGAAAAGTCATAACCCTGATTGTTATTATGGGGTTTGTACTTTTAGTATGTGCCCCATTAGTAGGTATATTTGGAGTAACAATAGGCAGTATTATCGCTACCTTGATACTCGCATATCTATCAGAGAAATAACAATAGCCCCCTAACGGGGGCTTAACTATTTTGGAGGAACTATGGAATTTATTTTAGCCGCTATACTTAGCTTTGTTGCGTTAAGTTTATTCATGCTATTAATGGAAGGTTTACCGAAATCAATTCAACGATATTTATTATTGAAAAGATATAACTTTATTGAACCAAAGTATTTACTTAAACTTAAGGAAGCTATATTTACTTCACCATCACCTTTATCTACAGATTGTTCTTTCAAGTTAAATGGATGGTTCTATTATCACTATATTAAAGAATTAACTAATTATAGTGAATCATATCAAGGCATACTTACTGATTACGATGTAGCTTTAATTCAACATTGGATTAAAACCCATAATAAACAACTTCGTACTAATTCACCGCCTGTAGGGCATCGACACTAGCACCCTGTTAGCGTATGCCCATAAACAAACGAAACGAAGTGGAGTGCAGTTTATAAGGGCATGCTAACTGCGGTGCTAGTACGAGATGACCGTGAAGGCATTGTACATATATACCACTTAAAATTTCGCATTAGTTTTTCTAATGTGAACCGAACTTCACATGAAAAAATTTCATGTTAAAAAATGTACAATTTTAGGGGTTTTAGACGTCTATACGGCTTGACAAGATAAAAATTAGAATTACACTACGAAGTGTTTTTTCTTTTCTCTTTTGTTGGTTTTCTCTTCTCTTTTTTAAACCAACATATAATAAGGGTCTTATGAAACTTTCTATCAAACATATCTTACCCCATACTTACTTATCTTTTACTAAAGAAGACTTTATTAAAGAAGATTTTATTTTTATATTAGATTTAGTAACAAGTAAAACACTTTATTCATGTGATGTAGATGTAATAGGCATTATTGCAGCTATTGAAGAATGTATTTCTAAACCAGAAGTAATTCTTATAGTAGTTAAAATAGCTGATGCTAGAAATATAGATGTTATTGGTATACTAGAATAGAATATTTTTAGAAGGGTTATTGACCCTTTTATAAAGTGTTTTATAATGCACATGCCTGTTGGCAAAATGTTTCATTCCATAATGAAAAATTAACGAAAGTTAAGTTGTTGTTGAAAGTCCAGTTGCTAGTCTGGTTAAAACTAGCACTCTTTATGGTAGGCATTGGGTATATATCCTCATGACTCTATTTAAATACCTCGCAGTATCTAGTGCCTACCCTAAAGAGTAACACATTAAATTAATCTGAGTGAAATGAGAGGGAAGTTATCTTCCATTTATCGTGTTACTCTTTCTTATTAAGGAAATCATATGACACATTCTAGACTACAAAATTATAATACTAATTTAGGGAAACTTATCCTTGAAGACTACCTTACCCCTTTAAATTTAAATATAGGGGATTTAGCTAAAGCTTTAAATGTTCATCGAAACACCATAAGTGCACTTCTAAATGGTAAAGCATCTTTAACCACAGGAATGGCAATAAAGTTAGGTAAAGTTTTAAGCGTTAGTCCAGAATTTCTACTAACTTTTCAAGTAATGCAGGATATTCGTCAATTAAGAAACAACAAAGTATTTCAAGAAGAGTTAGATAGTATTGAACCATTAATTAAAAAATAATATTTCGTAGTCTAAAAGGCAGGCTGCGATTACTGTTTAATTGAGTTTTCAGAAGACGAATTATCCTTCTAGGCAATATTAGATGAGATAAACATGCTGAAGTGGATTGCCTAACTGTATAAATTACAGTTCACACTTGAATGTGGTTCTTTGATATTTTTAGTTTTTTATCAAAGATGGATTTAATTAAGAACTAAATCTCGTACGACATTCACTCAATTACCCTGTTTGGCTTTCGCAGGGATTGTTAGTAAAGCCACATCCTAATATGTATTTAGGGTATATATCAGGATGGCTTATGTCATCATAATAATGTTTTTTTTTTGATGGTAACCAAAGTCCCTAGAAATAGGGGCTTTTTTAGAGATACCTCCACTCGCCTTTACTTTGTTCATAGAGTGTTTCCTTTATCTGGTCAGAACAATCAGATTGAGGTATCTCTCAAAAAGGTATTTCCTTTGGTTTGGCATACTAATATTGTTTAACATAGCCACGTTAGTATGTCCTTTTTATTCTTTTTAATGGTATACTAGCCTCCATACCGTTAAAAGATTCGGTGTACTCTACCATGTAGGCTCGAGCTACTAAAAAGAGAATGTATCTGGTGCTTTTTCACTTTGCTCCTACCAGATACATACAGTTTACTGGTTCTGTATAAAAACCAGTACCTTTCATTAAACCAGTCATAGGTTAAAACACAGAATATAGTGTGTGGAAAATAACGTTTATTCTTATTATTTTGTGTGGTGATTGGTTTAAGAAGGGTAAAACCTTCACTCTTATTTTTCAGTAAACTAAATACCCCCGATTTCTCGGGGGTATTTTTATTATCTAAAGTAAGTTATGCCAGATGTATTGTTCCCAACCATCTACAATGTTACTTGGAGATAATTGGTAATCTAATGAACTATCAAATAATAAGTTCTGTTCAATTACTGTCTTATCTAATAATAGGTTATCAGGAATAGCTTTACCTAAACCATAAGTAGTTAAAGTTCTTAAGAAGTTTCTACGAAGATTTCTAAAGATAACTTTCTGAATAGCTAATTTATAAGATAAGAACCAAGTCAATCCTACTTTATTAGTCCAGTCAAATTCTCTACCTCTATTCATTGTATAGTTTACAAACTCATCACGAATCACTTCCATAGCACTTGTACTAGGTACACCTTTACGTTGTGTTAAATGTTTATAAAGAGCGTATTTAGCAACGAAGTCACCATAGTCTAATGATTGAACCATAAAATTATGTGTAGGGCTCCCTTTACGAATAAGTGCAGCATCTACTAATTTTTTACCAATCATATCTTCTACAGAAGATTCAGCTTTACCAATACCAGTTTTATCCATTACTCGTTTGAATAATGAAAAATCTACATCTTCATCTGAAGCAATATCTAAGTTTGTTACAGAGTTGAAAATACCGTTTTCTACTAATGGTCTGATTGGAGATTTAACTAATTTCTCCTTCATAACCTGAAGTTCATTAGTTAGTTTAGCTCTCTCATTTGGTTGAAGCTTATGGTTCAACAATAAGAACTCTACTTGAGCAATCTTAGCAGAAGTAGCTTGATAATCTTTAGCTAACTGTAAACCCTCTTTTGTATCTGGAACAATATGTTTTGCTGGAATACCGGCAGTCCATAAGTGTAATACGTTAGAGAATAAGTTTCCAATTGGAATAAATAAACTTCTGTTTAAGATAATATCTTTTGTAAATGAAGCTGCTTCACCAAATCCTTTCTCTAAACCAACTGCAAGTTTAACAGGGTTATATCCTACTGTTCCTGCCATTACTTCGAATACACCGCGTACAGCTTTTTGTACTGGTTCAGGAAGTCTACTTTTATCATTCCATAAATCTGAAAGACTTGCTTGATGATATCCAAGAATATTTTCAATTTCACGCATATCAATCATTACACCACCAGTGCTTTCAATATACTGTTTAGTCTTCGCAGGAAGTGCATCATAAATAGCATTAATCTCTTCAGCCATTTTCTTAGACTTAATATCAGAACCTTTAGGTTTATAATTACCATCAAACGGAATATAGTATTTTCTATCTGACACTTTGTTAGCATAATGCTGTCTTAATAAATCTATAGCACGTTTGTTAGAAGAAATATTAGTATCTTCTTCAATTACACGACCAAAGTAGTTACCAATAGCATCAATACCATTTTCTGTAGAAGGGATTAACTGATTTTCCAAATGTCTTGGTAAATCTACAGCAGTATCAATAATTTCACCTTTATTGTTAATCACAATTCTACGAGAAGTATCTTGTTCTAACTTATCATAATAATTTTCATTTGCTCCAGCAGTCATCAAGATTCTCACTGGAATAGTTTGTTTGCCTTTACTTTCTCTAAGAGCTTTAGAATTCATAGACATCATACTAGATAAATTAGTACCCATTACTGTAGATTCAGTTAAGTTAAACATACCAGTCGTAAAACGCACAGAATCGTCCATATTCGTATACATTACTAAATGTCCAGTAGGTAACTTAGCTTTTTCCATATAACCACGTCTACGCAAATCTGAGAGCGTTTCTGTATCATTTGGTTCTACCACTTTTACATTGCTCATTGGGTCTTTATGATTCATGATAAAACCATCTTCACCTAATAGAGTATTAGGGAGTTTTTCTGTAGATTTAGCATACATAGTTTCTACAGCATCTAACATTTCATTAAATGCTTCTGGTTCTCTAGTCATAAGGTCAGCAATTTGAACTTTATGACTTTCATCTACATAATCTAATGCATAAATAGAAGCAAGCGTATCAATCGCTTCTTGTACTCGTGGGTCAGTATTTCCAATAAGATTACTGATAGCACGAGTATTAGGCATAATATAATGACTTTCTTTAATGTTAGCTGTTTTAGCTTGTTTATTTACCATTAAAGAACCAAGACCTTTAATCTGCCACATTGCAATGTTATATAAACGCTCGCCCTCTTTATCACCAAATTTAGTCATAAGTTCCCCACGGATATATCCGGATACTTTAGCTTTTTCAAAGTTAGCTTTTGAAGAATTAGTCAAGATATCAATAACTTCTTTATCTTGAATACCACTAAAGTTTTTAATCTTATGTAAGTTTGTAGGAAGCATTACAGCATCAATCGCTTGTTCATCTGCTTTTGTTAAGTTTTCAAACTTAGCTCTAATACCTACAGGAATAGTAGCAGCAGCTTTCTCACGAACACTTTCTAACAATGTAGAGTTCTCATTTTTCGCTTTGTACCATTGATATGTTTTAGAAGTTGAACCAACAACTAAACGTACAAGAGTACCAATCCAAGTTCTACGTCCTTTACCCTTTTCATAAGTGTTAATCCACTCATTCATAGCTTCAGTAAAGTATGAATCCATATCATCTTTATGGACACCTTGACCAGATTGCATAGCTTTAACTAGAGTTTCTACATGTTTAGAATCAGTTAAATCACCAAGCATACGAGCTACTTGATTTAGTTTTTCTTCGTGTAACTGCATAGCTTTTAATTGATTATTTGCTTGTTCTCTAGAACGATAATCTTTCATATCAAAAGCTTTAACACTATCCATAAGGATATCAGCACCTTTAGCAAAATCACTTGTGGCAAGTTGTTTAGTATATACAGAAGTATACGCTAAAGACTGTTTCACTTTATTTTTTAAAGTGTTTGGTTTTGCTTTGTAGAACTGTTGAAGTTTATCTCGAATATCTTCATTTGTAGCAACTAAAGCTAACATATAAGAAAGTTTATTCGGAGTACTTCTCATTGGGTTAAAGACTTTATTAAAGTCATTTCTAGATAGACCTAATACACTTGGTTCAAGAATAGAAGATAAATCTTCTAACCATTTATAGCCAGCTTGTTCTAATGCTTTATTACCAACCATTGCAGCTTTATTTGCAGCATAAGCTAGAATAAATGCATTTTCTTCATCTGGTGTTACACGAATACCTGAACTACGAAGATTAGATACAAGGTCTTGAGCTTCTGTATCGTTGTAATTAAACAACATACTAAAGTCTTTATTTGAGCTAGATTCAGCGTTTACAGCGTCTTTAATATCATCAGTAAGTTCTACTAAATGAGCTTTATGCTCTGGAGAATTACCGAATAAAGAAACTCTATTTAGTACTTCAGGGAATGCAGTAGCATTACTATCTACTAAAAACTCTGTACGTTTTAATGTTTCATTTCGTCTTTGTGCTCTAGTAGGTTCTTCTGCACCTGCAAGATAATCAATTTCAAATTTATGTGGATAACGTGCAGCTTCTGCTAATACGTTCAAAGAAGTTAAAATACTAAACAATGCAGATTTACCAGCATCGCTTTGTTTGTTAATACCTAACACATTAGCCATTTCATTTGATAGAGCGTTATAGTGGGCTTTTAGAGTTTCAGCAATACGTTTAGAAATACCTGATTGTTTACCTTTAAGTGTACCCATCTCTTCACCAGAAGTGAATTTAAGTTCACGAAGCATATCTGCTTCTGTTAAACCATAAGATACAAATTCATGCATTACAGCTTCTTGGAATTTCAATACATCAGCTTCTAATACACCATCTATTGTAGGAAGCACATCAAATGCATACTGGAAGTTAATAGCAGAAGCACGTGCAGGTGAATAATTTCTATATACATCATCTACAGTACCACGAATATCACCAAGATTACCCTTGCTTAATAGATTCTCAATAGCAGTTTTACGGAGTTTTTCTACAGCATTCATTACGTCAGATTCAAGTAACATTCTCTTAGTGAACTTACGAGCATTTGCTTCAATATTTTTGATAGCTTGTTTTTCACCAAAAGATAGTCTGAATCTTTGGTTCGAGTAATAGTTCTTGAACTTATTACGTGTCATAGAGTGAACCAATTCATGAACAGCAGTAGTAAATGAAGTTTCAGGATGTAAATAGATACCTACACCTTCTACAAATTTACCTTCAGTATTTTGTTGTAAGCTATCTAAGAAATTCTTACCAGAATCTGATTTTTCATTTACGTTGTAAGCTTTTTTAGCAGCTTCCACAAATTCATTTAAATCAGTGTAGACTTTATCACTAGAGTTTAAAGTAGATAAGTATGACCCTAATTGACCTATTGCATGTGCAGTTACACCTTGAATAGTATTCAATGGAACTTTAGTTTGTAAGAAGTTTAATAATGCACCAGCAGTACCAATTTTACTTACATCAAATCCAGATACATCCATATTAAAGTTTAAAGGAAGTTCTTTAGATTTCTTCTCTTTATACTGGGTCATTTTAGCTTGAAGCTCGGTATCTTGATTAATAAATTGAGCCAAAGCATCTGACATCTTATCTTGAGTACTTACATCTTTACCTTCGATAAAGTTAGCGAAACGAGCTGCTAATCCATTACTACCTTTCAATAAGTGGAGATTATGAGCATAACCAGTATTACTTCCACCAAATTGGTTCACAATAACTGGTAAGTCATTTTTCTCTAGTTGACGGATAGCATAGTTATCTACAACCATATTTTTATATTGACGTAATGTTTTATTAAGAATTGCATCAAGGGTATCTTTTGTTGTAGGTGTACCTTCTTTAGCTGCATCTGAATAAGTATCTTCAATATAAGACTGAATAGAATGTAAGTTTAACATTCTATAAGCCATTGCAGCTTTACGTTCAGCATCATTTTCAGCCTTAGTATTATAGTACTCAGAATAAGACATAATACGTTCATTATTCACTTTAGCTTTATTACGATATTCTAAATATTTTTGTGTGTATCTATGTGTATTTTTAACTTCTTGAAGTAACTCTTTTTGCTCTTTTGGTTCTTTTAAACCAAGAGCTTTACCAACTGTTTCATAATAAGTGGAATCTGCAGATAACATTGCAATAAGCATAGAAGAATACATATTCCACATAAGAGGTTCATCTTTAAAATTACCATCTTTATCTGTAGCAGTAATCTCATCAAATGAAGTTCTATTAAACATTTGGAACATGGCTTCTAATAAGTTTGTATTAGAATGTACTTCAAATGTTTCACGGTTAGCACCAACACCTACTTCATCACGAATTTGGAATTTAGCATCAAGACCGTCGAATACGTTTAAGAAAGCTTTACCTACTCGATTCATCGCTTGTTGAACCAAGTGTAATGTCATAGCTTCTGTAGATGGCACAGATGCAGTATTAATACTTGCACCGGCAGCAGCAAACTGAGTACCTTCATGATATACACGTACTTGGTCAGATTTAGCAGAATGACCTGAACCAATACCAAAGTTAGAACTGATATTAGTAGAATTACCAATTTCAGTAGTACCATCTGTTTTAAGAAGTGTATTTCCTAAATCTACTAATGAATCTATTAATTCAGCATTACTTGAAAAAGCAGTACCTACAATAGGAAGATTCTTCATCTGTTTCATCAGGTGAATAACTTCACCACGAGTAATACCTACAGAACCTTGTAATTCAGAATAACCTTTATCTTTATTACGTTGTTTAATAAAGTCAGGAAGTTTAGAAGTAAACTCATTCATAAATACATTGAATAAGCTTTGATTCAAGTTCATAGTAAACTCAATACTTCCAAAGTGTTCTGAGAATTCTCTTTGAATAGCACTATTTAAGAATGTACCTAAACCATCAGTAATGATTTGGTTCACTTGACGTTTATTCTTATTAAAGTAGTCCACTACACTATCTAATTCTTTCTGGAAAGCTTTAGAATAGTTTTTCAATGTTTCTGGATTACGGGAAACAATAGCATCAGTAAATTCAGTTTTACCTTGAATTTTGTTATTTGTGAACAATGGTGATGGAATACCTAGAAGTACTGAGAATGCTCTAGCTTCTGAAAATTTATTTTGCAGTTCATTCCAGTTATCTTCTGAAGGATTTTTAATAATTTCATCTACTAAACTATAAACACTATCAAGGGTGCTTAATAATTGAGGTTTAAGATTAGTTAAGATTTGGTTAGTAATACCGGCAACTTTACCACCGTACATTGCGGGTGTAACACCAAGTTTAGCTAAGCCACGACCAAATGCAGGAATATTTCTAGCATCTCTAAGAGCTGAAGTATCACCTTTTAATAATAATCTATTAATTCTATCTAAATGATTGGATGGCACACCACCAAGCATAATGATTTGACCATATGTATTAACATACTCAAACCCACGCTTAATAGAGTCTGCAGCATCAAAGAATGCATCACCTTTGTATTTCTTACCAATTACACCATTAATATTTTTACGGATTGGTTCAAGTTCAGCAATTAACTTATCACTTGCTTTAATCTTCGTATAATATGCATCAGCTTTATCTTTACCTTTACCGATAATATTACTTAAATGAGCAGCAGCATTAGTATTACGCATATATGGAGTAATGTAATCTGCTAAAGTATGGTCACCCATCTTAACTGAGAAAACTTTAGATAATGTTCCAATATTCTCTTTAATGTCTACTTCCATAGAAGAAGCGATGTGTTGGTACATATCGTTTAATTGATATGTATCAAATAAAGAACGGGCACCCTCAAGTTTATCTAATTTATCAAGATTTTGAGCCAAAATGTCAGGTGTAATATTACCTGTACGTTTCTGAGCTTTAATATACGCTGGAGTAATAGCAGTACTAAATTGTTTAAGGATATTGTAGAAACCATTAGCAATACCATCTGCTTCAAGATATAAGTGGAAATTCAAATCACCACGTTTAGCTTTACCATATTGGTTATCTTCGCCTTGTACATTTTGATAAGCATATTGACCATAAGCCATTAAAGCTTTCATTAAACGAGAAGAACCAGTTCCATGTTTATTATAGAACTTATATGCCATATCAAGGTCAGGCTTATAGTCTTTACCTTGTTGTTGAGCATCCCATAAAGCTTTAATCATATCTTTATGTTTAGGGAGTTCATCTCTAGCATCTTGAACAATATATTCAAATGTTTTCTTCTCAACTTTAACACCCATAGCTTGAGCCAATGCAAGAATAAAACCTTTAGCATCGTTAGCTTGTTTATGTCTACTATTAGCTAATTCAACTAAGTCCTCAAAGTCTCTCGGTTTATCACTCTTAGTTACTTTAAATGTTGGAGTAATTGTACCTTGCACAGTTACATAACCATTTTCATCTTCACCAAGAGTAAACTCTACAGGATTTAACATTTCACGTACTGGTTTACTTTCTACTGGGTTTAAGTCAGAAGTAAACATAATACGACTGTTCGTTGCTAGAGTATGTAAGAAGCGGAATACAGTATCTTTAAAATTAGTAATACCTTGTGCTAAAGCCATACCACGATATGTATCAATTAATCTAAAGTCACGGTCTATACGTAATTGTCTAGAACGTAATGCATCTTTAGATTCTTGTGTAATAGGTAAACTATCTACATCTACAGTAGATGGAATAGCACCGTTTAATACTTTATAAAACTCAGGTTGGTTATCATATAAGTTAAATGCATTTTCATCCGGAGTAAATGCAACAGAGTTAGCAGTCTGTAAAGCATCTTTTAATACTTCATTCTTGCCTGTAGTAAGACGAGTTTTACCATGAGAATCTTCAGCTTTAGGACCTTTAGGTGGAGCTTTACCAATTTCATCTTGAAGATTAGAAACAGTTACACCATGTAATAATTCTGGTTCACCAAAGATAGCATCTGCTGCTTCACTATGGGCAGTTCTTAATAGACCTAATACTGAACCATAGACTGAAGAATTGAATTTCTTATTCAAGTCTTGTGTAGCTTTGGTATAAGCATCGTTATCCATCTTATCTACTTTGCCACGCAGTAAACGAGTAGCTTCGTATTCTTCATTGTTCATTAAACTTGGATTATTCCAAGTAAATCCGAAATAGGTTTGAGTCTCTAATTCACCTGTAGTGTTATCAGTAGTATCTACAAGATATTCTTGAACCAACCCATTATTTAACATGAAGTTATAAGCTTCTAAACCAAGAGAGAATTTCATTGCTTCTTCTTGGTTCATTGATGTAGCTTTAGTAGTTTTTAAACCAAGAGCATCAAATACAATCTCACCTAAGTCTTTTACAAAATCACGTTTAGTACCGGATAATGCAGAATAATTATCTACACGCATATCATCAGTACGTTTAATTTGTGAAGAATAGTTTTTACCTAATTCTTTAGTGATGTTGTATACGCCATCTAAAGTTTTACCTTTTTCAGACATAAGAGTTTCTAAACTACCATGGAAGTGTCTATTCTCTGCAGTAAGAATACCTTTAGGAATTGCAAGTGTATAAGCTTGTACTACACGTTCAGGAAGATTAATACGAACTCTACCTGAATCAGAATAATCAATACCAAATAAGTTAGTTAAGAAGTTAAATCCAGCAAATCTTGGTAATGAATCAAGGTCAGTATTACCTGATTTAAATCCACGTCTATTATGACGGTTAAACACACCTTTCTGATTACCTTTAAAGAAAGTATAAATTTGTTTAACTACTGGAATAAGTGATTCTACAAATAAAGCATTCTCGCCATGTGTAGGGTCAAATGTACCATCAGTAAGTTGTTCACCAATAACATTACGAGCTTCTCTAGCTTCGTCTGTCATATAATTTTTAATGTCAGCACTTACCATTGCTTTAATAGCTTCTTCAGACAATGTAGGTGTTTGGTTATCATTCAAACGAACATACTTATCAAAAGAGTTTTGTTCTACGTCAAAGCCAAATTTAATAAGCTCTTTAGCAATCTCTTCTGGAATTTGTACAGTAAGCTTATCACCTTCAACTTTTACAAAGTCATTATCAGTAGTAACGTTATAAGTAAATTTTAAAGGTACAGTAACAGGGTAAGTTTTATCTTTTGATAACTCACCGTAGCGTTGTTTTAAAGTCTTATTATTCATCTCTGCAAATGCATGAGCTAAATGACCTTTAAGAGCTTCATAATTACGCTCTTGAACATCTAATAATGTAGGAGTTTTAGCTTCAGAAGAATCTGCATCTGGATAGTACGGAAGCCCTAATAATACTTCTGGTTCAGGATCTTTTTCTTCTTGCTCTGCATTAAGGTTATCTGCAATCTCAGTAATATTTGAACCAAGACCTAAACGAGAACCTAATGCTTCAATAGCATCTACGTTTGCACGAACTTCTGCGTTAAGTACAACAGGGTCTTTTAAGTAGTCTTCTGGAGACTTCTGTTTAGCTTCTCTATATGCTTTAGAATCACTTTCTAAGTTCTCTACATGGGATAGCTCATGTTCAATAATAAAACGTTTTAATGCACGTTCCACGTTGCCTTCTAGGAATCTATCAGCGTATTGTTGGATAAGATTATCTAGAGCTTTTTGGTCAATACCATGTTCAACTTCTAATTGGTTAAACACAATTTGTTTTTGAACAGAAGTAGGTGAACCATCTTTACCTTGAATGTAGTTATCAAAGTCTTTCTTAGAAATATTATTACGTAGTCTTACAGTACGTTTACCATTTTTTGTAGTAGGAGCTGCTAATGAATCTAAAGAGTCATCCATTACTAAACC